TCTGGCCTTCGACGCGAAGATCCTCGACCAGCCGCTGTCCGCGTCGAGCCCGCCGTCCACCGGAGAACACGGGATTGTTCTCGCGCCCGACCGACATGGCCTTGAAGCTGCTTCCGGATGCTCCGACGAAGTTGCGCCCGCTGGAGACATCGCCAGCCGACATCTTGCGGCTTGACTTGCGCTCCTTCTTGAAGATCTCCCGGACGGGGGCTAGCTCCTGAGCGCGCGTCTGGACGAGCAGCAGCGAGTTTCGGAGTGCGTCCTCCGCCTGATCTCGCAGGGTTTGCAGCAGGTAGTTGGCGTCGAGGACCATGTCATTCCCTCAGGCGCAGCGTGCAGGCGAGCAGGGCGGGCCATGTCTCGTCTGCCGTAGTGTCCGAGACAACGTAGGTGTTGCTGTTGATGACCACGTGGTCGCCCGGCCGGATGTCAGCCTCGTGGGAGACGTACAGGCGGTAGGTGTTGACCGTGATGAGCGCGCCAGCATCCACAGTGGCAACTGGCGTGGGCGTCGAATGCAGCCAGCCGAGGCAGCCGCCGACAGGCGTCACGTCGGCAAACGACACGCTCGACCCGTACGGATCGCCATACGGATCAAGGCTGTCTGATCCGTCCCTGCGCATGATGGTGAGGGGCGTCGTCATCGTCATCTCTGCGACGCGACGCACTCCTTCCATCTGCTGGAACGAGAGCAGCTTCAGCTTTGCCATCAGCGTACCGTGATGTACTTGAACCCATCGAGCAGCCACGCAGCCTCAGGCTCGATGTACGTCCCGATGTTGTTCTTGCCTTCCTTGTCACCTTGATTGGTGATCGTGACCTCGGCCACCTTCAGCGTCCGCACCCCGGTCATGCCGCGAGCCTGTGACTCGCGTTCGCCCAGCAGGTGGGTGGCGATGGTGCCGACCGCGTCGCGGATCTCCCACGGCAGCTTGTGCATGTAGTCCACGGCAACCTCGACGCCCATGCCGGGCGGATCATCGAAGGTCACGGTGCCCTCGATCTGGTTGACCGAGAACCCTGACACCTGCTCCACGCCAGCGAGGTAGACGTGGGCCGTGCCGTCGATCCAGTGCTGGTTGGCGGCGCGGTACGTCCGGGCGTCGGTCGGGAAGAGCGTCTCGCCCTCGACCTCGTACTCGAACCCGTACGTGTAGGCGGTCTTCGACTGGGGCTGGTACAGGCCCATCGTCGGGAGGATCATCCCGAACAGGCCGTAGCCAGAGATCAGGAGGCTGATGACCTCCAAGTACCGCTCCGTGTTGTTGATGAACAGCTCGGTCGGCGGGATGTTCAGGTACTGGGTGTTGGTGACGTAGATGCGGCACTGCTCCACCGACTTGACCGGCCAGTGGAACGGGTAGATGCGACGCTGGGGCTGATCGAACTCGTTGTCGGGAAGCCGCCAGCGATGCGTCTCGGGCCGCTCCGGGGTGATGACCCCACCAAGGAATGAGTGCGCCTTGGGCAGCTTGGGAACGGAGCAGTACGCCTCTGCGATGGACTGGGCGCGCGACAGCGTGGACGCCAGCTCGACATCCTCGACCCCTTCGAGATCGATGCCAAAGCCCATCGTCCGGTACTTCTCAGGTGTTACGTAGAGCACCATCGACACGCTCCAGATTGGTTGGGGGGAGCCTTGGGCACAAGACTCCCCCCTGCCGGTACTAGATCTTCACGCGCACCTTGTTCGAGAACTGGGGTGCCTTCACGGCGAGGCCCCACATCCCGAAGATGATGAACATGTGGGTCAGCTGGCCCGAGATCCCGATCGGGATGTCGAGCACGGTCGGCCCATCCGTGCCGAGGTACGGCATGGAGATCGACTGCTCATCGAGCAGGTAGATGTCGCGGACCGTGTTGCCGGACACGACGCCACCCTCGGATGCACCTGCGTAGGTGTACTCGGCGATGGAGTTGCCCGGGACGATGCCGAACGGCACGTTGCCTGCGATGGTGTTCACCTCGCGAGCGGTGACGCCGACGCCGATGTTGACCTGATTGGGGACAACGATGCGGGTCTTGGAGTCCTGCTGCTCGTTGAAGGTGTTCATGTCCCACGGGTTCGTCCACGCGATGGTCGGCACGGTGCCGCCCGCCTGCGTGATCTCGACCGTGGCGGCATCCACCGCGCGCCGGATGTAGCCGGTGGTGTCGGGGCTGGTGGCCGGGTCGACGTTCTTGGCCCGGACGGTGTTGAGGATGCTCCGGAGACCGGTGAACCCGTTGGCGTCGTAGAGGCCCAGCTCGTTGGCGGCGGTGCCACCGGAGTCGGTCCCGTTGCCGCCGAAGAGGGTCTGCTGCATCTTCAGGGACATGGCGCGGAGGCCACCCTGAAGCTCCAGCTGCTCGGCGTTGAACGCCATGCCGCCCGCCGTGATGGCGAACTGGCTCTTGAGCGAGATGCCGCGCCGCGTGGCGATGATCGCCACGTTCGTGGTCTGGCGGACGTAGGTCGACTTGTCATCGACCACGGTGCCCAGCTCGGCCATGAACTCGGCCCCGCCGAAGTTCGTGATCTGCTGGAAGGTGTGCGTGAGGCCGTTCGCGGGCTCCTTGGAGAAGCGGTCGAAGGCCGGGAACTGGCGGACGTACAGCTCGTACAGGATCGGTTCGAGATCCTGCCGGATCAGGGCCGCCGCCCCACCCGTGTCGAGCGCCTTGCGAGTCATGTCGTCCAGCTCGCCGTTGAGGCCGTTGAACCGCTCCTGCGCGGCATAGCCGCCACGGTTCAGCCAGACATCGAGCGGGATGCCGGTGTCCTTGCGCCGGGCCTGCTGACTGAACAGCATCATCAGCTCGGCGGTGGACTTCTGGCGGAGGGCCGTCCGCATCTCGAACATCTGCTCGGGGCTGAGCAGCTTCCGGGTGGGGATCGGATTGGTGAGGCCGTCGCCGACGCCCTGCGTCAGCTGGGGCGCTGTCGGAACGGAGCCGGGCTCGGCGTTCAGAGCGGTCAGGGACTGCTGGAACTGCTCCATCAGCTCTGACTGCTTCGCGAACAGCGCGAGCACCTCCGGGGAAACGGGCATGTTACTTACTCCTCATCAGGTTCAGGAACTCGCGCGAGTAGATCCCTTCGAGGCCATCGAACTCGTTCTTGACCTCTCGGAACACCGTGCGACGGCCGACCGGCTGGTCGGCCAACTTGTTGAGGATCACGTTGGTGCCCTCGATCGACTTCGATGCGAGGACCGCGATCTCGTCCCGCTGCTTCTCGGCCAAGGCCAGAGCCGCAGTGAGAGCCTCTTCCCGCTCTGCCGACGCAACCAACTCGCGGTTCAGGTTGTTCGTCAGTTCGAGAAGCTGCTGGAACATGGAGGTCGTCTCCGGGTCCAGCGTTGCCATGACACTCTCGGCCGAGGTGATGATCTCGTCTGCCGACGCGATCACGTCCTCCGACCCGCTCTCGCCCAAGTCCTCGGACTCGGGGGCAGGCTCGCTCGGTGAAGCTTCCTGCGACGAGGAGCCACCGGAGTCGTCTCCGGTGTCGATCTCGATGACGCGGATCTTGGCGTCAGTGACGTCAGGTTCCACGTCCTTGTGGAAGCCGTTCTGGCATCCGCCGCCATCCGACCTCCCGTGCCCGCAATCCGGGCACGCCGCATCGAGGATCTCAGGCTGGCCGTCCATGACGGCTTCCGGATCCTCGATGCTGGTGGTGATGTCCTCGACGTCCTCTCCAGAGAGGTTGATCCCGTCGAGGCGGCCCTCGATCACGTACGTCCCTGCGTCCGAGTCGAGAGTGAGCTGCGGCTGGCCGAGCGGCACCGTCGTCGCCGACTTCTTCGGCGAGTTGAACGACTTGACGGCATTCTCGATCCAGCTGCGCGGGTTGGCCGGGATGCCGACGATGCTGGTCTCCAGCAGCTCGACATGGGAGATGGTCAGCGCGCCGGACTTCTTGTCCCTGACCGCGCCGCCCTCGGGGATCATGGCCCCGATCGAGAGTCCGAGCTTCGCGCCCTGCGACCCGTCCTTGCCGTAGATCGCCTTCCACGTCTTGACCGCCCGGTCGTTCTCCTCGTTGATGAGGACGGAGAACCGGAGGTCATAGATCGGGTCGCCAGCCTTGTCGACTGTGCCCGCCTGCTTGAGAACGGCGTTCTCGGTAGTGCCGTACACGTCCTCGGGGACGTTGTAGCTGTGGTTGCCGAAGATCGTGAGCCCGCTGTTCGCGGCCCGCTCCATGTCCTCCAGCGCCGACAACAGCATGTTGTCGCCATGGAGATCCTTGATCGTGGAGGACGCGATGCCGTTGAGGCGCATCCTGCCATCCGGATCCCGGAACGCCTTGAGCGCGGCGGGTTCCCACTCACGCTTGTCGTCGTTCCACGCTCGCGTGAGGATGTCGAACCTGATCGCCGCCGTGATGACCTCGTCACCCATGAGTCTCTACCTCCTGTGCCGGACTTGCCGTCTGGCTCAGTCCGACGATGTAGTCATGGAA